CTGTCAGATGCCGTAGCAATTGATGCGGCTAAACATCCAGAAGAAATGGTATTTAGGGCGGTCTAATATGGCTCAACAACTGCAAAGTATTAATCTTGTAGCTCCGGCCTTTAAAGGTGTTAACACCGAGGATTCGCCGTTAGCGCAGGATCCGTCTTTTGCTGAGATTGCAGACAACGCTGTAATCGACAAGCGAGGACGTATTGCCGCACGTAAAGGCCACAATGTTATTACGACTACAAAGACTGTACTTGGCACGGAGTCCATTCGTGCAATTAAAGAGTTCAGGGATGACAGTGGCAACACTAAAATATTTTCTGTTGGTAACAACAAGATTATTAGTGGAACAACTACGTTAGTTGACGAGACTCCCGGCAGTTACACAATCACTGCTGATAACTGGAAGATGGTTAACTTCAACGACAAGATCTATTTCTTTCAGCGTGGCTATGAGCCTTTGGTTTACGACAATGCTGGCGGCTCAGTAATTCAGTTAAGCACTGTGTCAGGTGCCGCAGGCGTAGCAAGTGCTATGTACGGCAACGAAGTTTTAGCGGCATACGGTCGGCTATGGACAGCAGACTTTAGCTCTAACAAATCTACTATTTACTGGAGTGATCTCTTAATCGGTCACGATTGGTCTGGGGGCACTAGCGGCTCTATTGATATCTCAAAGGTGTGGCCTGATGGTTATGACGAGATTGTTGCGTTAGCCGCACATAACGGCCTTCTTATTATCTTTGGTAAGCACAGCATTGTCGCGTATCAAGGCGCCGAGGCTCCGGCCACTATGTCGGTAGCAGACACCGTGGCGGGTGTTGGTTGTGTCGATAGAGACACCGTGCAATACACGGGTACAGACGTATTGTTCCTATCACACACGGGTCTCAAGAGTTTTGGTAGGACAATCCAAGAAAAATCTATGCCAATTAGCAGTCTGTCAGGAAACATAACTAAGGACATTATTGCCTCGTTACAGGCAGAAACAGAGTTTTTTAGATCGGTATATAGCCCAGAAGAAGGCTTTTACTTGCTGGCGTTTACAGGGCAAAGCACAACATTTTGTTTTGACGTTCGGGGCACGGTGGAGAATGGCTCGTATCGTGTGACTCGATGGCCGGGTACTGGCTTTACATCCTTTGCTCGACTAGAAAATGGCAAGTTGTACATTGGCACAAACCAAGGGATTAGCGAGTACACGGGCTATGCAGACAATGACGAGGCTTACCGCTTTAAGTATTACAGCCCAAGCTTAACGTTTGGCGATAGCTCTAGGGTTAAGATTCTTAAAAAACTAAAGCCCACACTGGTTGGTGCAAACAGTGCGACTGTATTTCTTAAGTGGGCTTATGATTTTGATACGACGTTTGCTACAGCAGAGTTTACGGTAGGTACTCAGATCACGGGTTACTACGGTGAAAGCGAATACACGACAGTCGAATTTACAGGTGGCGAGTTAACAAGTCAGCGTAGCTTAAACACCACAGGATATGGAACCAGTGTGCAGGTAGGTCTCGAAGCCGATATAGACGGATCACCCTTATCACTACAAGAAATCAACGTAATGGCTTTGATAGGTAAATTGTTATGAGTTTAAATCTTCCCGGATACACTGGAACAGGTGGCGGCGCTACTATTGGCGGTGGCTTAAATTTACCTGGAGATGCACCTTTTGGTTATAGCGGCTTTAACCCTATGCAAGATGCCGCAAGCTTAAACCAACAACTGCAAGGCATTGGCGTAGATACATCAGGGGGTGGGTTGTCTGGTTTTGGCCAAATAGCAGGCGGCATAGGCGACATATTCGGCGGCCTTATGGGTGCTGGACAACAAGTGCTTGGCTCACCAAATGCGTTGATGGGATTGGCTGGCGGCTTGTTAACTAAAGAAGCCTACGACCGGCTAAGCAATGTCGGCGAGCAAGCTAAGCGTGAAGCTATGGGCGTTGCTGAACGTGGGCAAATGGAGTCTACGTTTAAGCCGTTTACCGTGACTACTCCTACCGGCGCTATGTTTACTTCTCGTATGGGTGGCCAGCCCAGCATGGGACAGCCTATGGCACAGCCTGTAGGCCAGCCATCAATGATGTTGCCTCCGGGCTTTACTCAAATAAGCGGCGATATAAGCGCAACAGATAGTTTAAAAGATGCAATGTCTGCTGGCACAATACCAAGGCTACCTAGTGCTTATGATGGGATGGGTGACCAGCTAAGGGATATATTGGGTCTTGCTCCCGGCAAAGCTTTGCCTACCGGGCCTTTCGTAGAGCATACTAGTTATATGCCGCCCGGATTACCACAGCCCACCACAGGCGGTCTTGAAGTAGGAATGACACTATCACCTCAAGAGCAAGCTATGCAACAACAGTTGCTTGGCGGTGCTGGCGGTTTCTTTGGTCAGGCCGCACAACCTACTGTAGATCGTGAGCAAGCCATATTCGATCGTATGAGGGCCGCACAGCGTCCTGAAGAAGAGCGGCAACGTCTAGCACTCGAAGAGCGTTTAGCGGCTCAGGGGCGATTAGGAACGTCCTCAGCGGCATATGGCGGTGCTACGCCAGAACTCCTAGCGTTAAGTACAGCGGAGCGTGAGGCTCGTGATCGTTCTATGTTGACTGCTATGCAACAAGCTCAGGCAGAACAGGCACAGCAAGCGGCGCTAGGCGGTCAGTTTTTGGGTGCTGGTTACTTACCACAGCAACAACTAATCGCGGCGGCACAGCCGGGCTTAATCCAGCAAGAGCTTGCACAGCAAGCACAGCAGTTCGGCACCGGACTCTTTGGTGAAACTGCACTGTCTGGCATCGAGGCTCAGTTGTTAGCAGAGCAGGCCAGAGCAAACTTGCTTGGCGGTGTTGGCAGTAACGTGATATCAGGGCTAATTAATCAACAACGTGCGGCTTCAGCGGCTCCAAGCGGCGGTGGTGGTTCAAGTTTAGGCGGTTTGTTTAGTACGATTGCTGGTGGCCTTGGCAACATAGGCTCAGGCATTAAAAATATTTTGAATCCGGGAGGCTAATCATGGCTAAGTTTTCGCAAGCATTTTTACAATCAATGGCCCAGCCTTCATACCAGCAAGGCTTGTTTACTGCCGCTCGTGAGCTGGGTGGTTTGCGTGGGCGGCTAGATGAAGAGCGTCGTCAAGCAGAGCTTAAAAGGCAGGAAGAAGAAAAACTTGCCAAGCAACGTCAGTATCAAGCGAATCTACTTTCTCTGGGTGCTTCAGGTACGTTTGATCCTGAAATGCTAAAGGGTGCGTTAGGTGGTGCAACAGAGCTAGGTATGTCTCCGGCTGTTGCGGCTCAAGCTATTCAAGCTGGGAAAAGTTTTGTCCCAGGCCCAAGAATAAACATGGATAACAAGATCAAGCTTCTTGAAAGGTTTACTCCTGAGAGTGTTGCTGAAGCAGAAAAAACAGGAAATGTAAGTTTACTTGATGAAAGAACATCTCCACCAGATTACACGTCCGAAACAAAAATAGTAGCCGATCCCGAGTCAGGGATAAGAAATTTAGTTAGATTTACTTACGATAAAAATAGCTCTAATCCTTCGGCGCCTGTATTTGAAAGCGTAATAGGTCGCGCTCCCTCTGACGGAGAAGGTGATTCATCAAGATCACTAAGTCAAATGCTTGCAGAAAAAGGTTTTAAGGCAGATCTTTCAACAGATGACGGTATAAGAGCGGCAAGAAACTACGCTTTCATTGAGCTTGAAAACGCATCCCTTGGAAGAGAGCTTGGGCAAATGCTTGAGGATAGACAGCCGCTAGGTCTGGCAGATTCATTTAGACTTTTAGAGGTGGATCCTGCTGTAGCGACAGCAAGAACAGACCTGTTTGATATTGAAAAATATCGAGCACTTGATCAAATAACAGAGGCGGATGTTGCTGGTCTAACATCTTTAAAGGAAAGACTCCTTACCAACCTAGCGCCTAATGATGTTAAAGCTGTTCAAGAGCTTGGAAGGTTTAGGTCTGATGATGAGGTTGTTGACCTAATTAGAAAGTTTGCAACTAGAGTCTTTGTCGGCGGTCTCGATAAAGAAACAAGAGCTGAATACAATCAAATTATTGATGTGCTAGAGGCGGCTTCTAAAAGCAGAATCATTAATAGCGCAAGACGAATGATGCTAGTAACTCCATCTGATAAAGAACAAAAAGCATTACAAAACATAATTGATGTTTATGGCGGCAACACTGCACGGGTGATCGACTAATGACAAAGAAGATTAGCAGGGTAGAACTGGATAATGGCGAGGTTGTGTCTATAGAGCATCCAGAAGGCTGGACTGACCTTCAAATAACAAACTATGCCGCCCTTAATGCGTCACAAGCAAAGCGAACTAGCCAGCATGATGCCTCTGGCCCCGCCAACAAAGACGATGAGATAACAAATACTGACCTTGTTCAGCTTGGCCTCGCTAGGTTTGGTATTCAATTTGTTCCTGATGTTTTTCTTATGAGTGCAGAGGAATTTAAAAGAGATGCCGACCTTGCATTTTCTAGCAGAGAGCGAGAGACGCCTATGCAAAGAGAAGAAAGGTTAGCTAGAGAGTTTTCAGGGATACCTGCTGATGCGCCATTAACCTTAACCCAGGAGATGTTTGCCGCCGCCGGAGACCCTCTTTCTTACATTGGAGTTAGGGCGCCCTTGAAAGTTGCAGAGGGGGCCATTCAACGGCAGGTAGTTCCGTTCTTAAAAACTGCAATCCCCGCAGTAACTAGCACAGGTGCTGGCCTCATTGGGGGGATGACTGCCTCTCAGTTAGCCGCAGAGGCTGGGGCCAGTCCATATGCTCAAGAACTTGCCGCAATAACAGCAGGCGGTCTTGCTGGTGCAACTACCAATGTTGTTACTGCGCCAGCAATTATGACGTTGGGCAAGGTAGCAGGAGATATCAAAACAAAAATTACTGGAGAGAAGACGGATATTTTTGGCCCCGCATCCGAAGCAATGGCTAACAGCCAAGTTAGGGCGGAGATCAATAGAATTGCTCAAACAACAAGGCCCGAAGAGGTGGCTCGAGCTGTTGAGAATTTAACGACCCTTAAAGAAGAAATACCTGACCTGCAAATTGGCGGCATTGTGGGAACGATGTCTGACAATCCAGTAGTAAGGGATTGGGTTAGAAAGACGACTCAAGCAAACAAAGGCTTCCAAAAAGAAATGGAAGAGATCTTAGTGTCTGATGCTCAAAAGCTTTCCGAGAGATTTGAAACCCTTGCAGGCAAGGTGACAGGTGAAGCAGAAGACTACAGCGTAGCAAGAGCGCAGATGGAAAGTATTGCGCGGAAGTCATTCAAGGCTCAAGAGCTTGCCTCTATCAAAAAGTTTGAAAAGCAAAAAGAAAACATTGATAAGGCGTTAGTTAAGCTGTCTACCAGAATAACGCCAGATGAAGATGGCGACATCATATCGTTAGGCCAAGCGGCTCAAAAGCTATCTAACAAACGAGAAGCTTTAATCAGGGGTGAGGCTGATAAGCTTTATGACTCAACAAAAACAATTGCCAATAGGATTACGCTAAACCCAGAGCTAGTTAAAGATGTTTACAGTCAGTTCAGAAACGTCAGACTGGCTGATGTCTTCGGCCCAAATAGTAAAGTTGGCTCACAACTTGAGGCTAGGTGGATGCCTAGAGATGCTGACGGGAAAGAGGTAATACCAAAGGCTACCGGCACTGACGTGATATCTTTAAAGAAAGCGGTAAACACTGAAATCAGCACCCTTTCTAATAGGGCAAGAAGCCCAGAAATCGACCAAAGAATAGAGCGCCTATACAAAACTAAGGGCGTCGTTAACGATATGCTTGCAAAGATGAGGACGACAGATCCAGAGTTTGTTAACTCTCTTGCTAACGCCGATAAGTTCTATTACGAACAGCTTGGCTTGCCGATGCGAGCTGAAGGTATGAAAGACTTTACCTCTCGTAGATTTACAGCCGAAGCCGCAACAGACTTGATGAACTACGAAAAAGCAATGGACTACATCAACTTCGTTGGCTCAGAAGGCATGTCTGTAGTGCGTCATGCTATAAGACTAAATGCAGAAAAGTCTGGGGTCATAGGCCCAGATGGAAACATTCAACCAAATCAGCTTGGTAGGTTTGTTAGAAGAAACCAGCGAATGATTCGTGAGTTCGGCATGGACGCAGAGTTTGCAGACATTGCCGGAAGGCTTCGCACCATCAGGAACACCGAGGTTCGCCATCAAGAGGCGTATAACGAAAGAGCAAAAGAGCTTTCTAATAGCTTCTTTAAGAGCATAGAGAACAACAATCTAAACACCGTAGTTAACAAGATGAAGTCCAATCCTGGCGACAGGAAGCGTTATATAAGTGAGATAAATAAGCTTGGCCCAAAAGAAAAAGAAATCGTTATGTCGGGATTGCGACAGGAGTTCTTATCTCAGGGCCTTACCACCAAAGGATCCATGCAAGAGTACGTTAACTCTAACGTTGAGGCAGTGAGCGATATCTTTGGTTCTGGCTACGTGCAGAATATCAACAAGCTTGCAGGTCTTAGGGATTTGATGGAGAACGTTAGTAAAACGCTTCTCGATTCTATGGGTTCATCCCCAGTTGTGGACACAGTGCAGGATGTAACTGGCGTCAGTACCGCTGAGTACCTTGGTACATTCAGGAACCAAATCCTCTCTCCAGAAAGAAAGGCTATTAACCTAGTAGCGAAAGCTTCAGTCACAAAGGGCAGGGAAAAGTTCTACGTAAAGTCTGCGGAGATACTAAAGGATCCTGACGTAGTTGAAAGGCTTGCTAATCCCCCTAAAACCGAGATGATGCAATTCGTTAGAGAGAAGGGCGCTGGCGCCATTGACTACGTTAAAGATATCAGCACCTTCTATACAGACGCCTTGAAAGGCACTGTGACTCTGTCAACCTTGAAGGCTATATATGCGGCTCAAGACATACCTGTCGAGTTACAAGAAGGAGTTGAACAGGAGAGGGCGGCGGCTCTTTAATCCCAGCTAACAAACTCTAGCCACCCTGCTACACCCGAGGCTCGATCGTTCTCCATACGTTCGGCTTCGGTTTTATAGTGTTTAGCGATTAGCTTCTGCTCCTTGTTCATCCTCTTACCGAGGTTGATGTCCTCTGCCTTTTCCCTAATTAACTCCAAGGCACCTTCGCCATAGGTGTCAATATAATGACGCACGAAGTAGTCAGGGTTACTGCCGTACTTCTGGTGGCAACCATAGCAGTGAGCGAAGGCATTCAGGGCATCGTATCGGATACCCTTCTTTGATCTGCTGAAGTAGTGAGAGCAATGCAGTCCACTACTGTTTGACTCGTACTGTGAGCCACACCCTTGGCACTTGAAGTCGTTACGTAGCCTTACGCACCTGCTGAACCAGTG